CTTGACGGCTGCGGACACCCCCATACCGAAAAGGGGTTCCAAGCGGGCGCTCATTCAGCACGAAGATAAACTGCAAATTGTGCAGTATTATGAGGATGGAATGGATACTGACCAAATTGCTGAAATGTATGGCATAAGTAAACCATATGTGTATCGTATTTTAAGCGACCCGGCAATGAAGGAAGTAAGGGCAGCAAAGAGGGAAGCTGTAACCAATAGTGTATTTGAGGTGATGGAAGCCCATGCAGCAACCATAGAATCGATTACCACTAAATATTTAGAGCTTGCAAATGATGACGCCCGGATAGCAAAGACATCGCTCGGCGGCTTATTTACTGTCTTTGGGATTATTATAGATAAGCAGCTCAAACTGGAAGAGCTTCGCTTGAAACGAGAGGAATTAGAACTTCGCAGGGAAGAGGCGAAAAAGCCTGTTAAAAATGATACTGGCTTATTAGCAGATTTCCTTGAGGTAATTAAGAATGAAACAAATTAAATTTATTAAAAGAAAGGTGGATAACAATGAAGATTATTACAGGAACCGACATAACAGAAATTGAAGAAATTGTTACAGAAGAGGAATTGAAGGGCAGGACAGTTAATGGGGTTAATACCTGCGAATTTAATGGGGGCTCACAAATAATGTTTACTGTGGCATTGTCTGGGCTATCATACAGCCTTGAATATGACACAAATGGCGGGGCAGGTACTATTGAAGCTCAGGGTGGGACCAAGTTAGTTGTTAAAAATGCAAAGGGGATAACACCTCCTGCTGATAAGGTATTTAGTGAATGGAATACTAAAGCAACAGGTGATGGGGACAGTTATGTTGCAGGGGATGATATAGAGATTGCACAAAATACCACATTGTATGCGATTTGGGGTGACGAATCCGAATAAGGGGAGCTGATGGAATGAGTGAGTTAAGGGTAAAGCCCCTGACAAAGAAGGCAATAAACAGCATAAAGAAAACAGGATATCTAACTTGCTGGGAAGGGGCTGTAAGAAGCGGCAAAACCGTGGCAAGTTGTTTGGCTTGGGTTGGATATGTAGCCCAGTCAAAGGAAAGATATTTTATAATGTCTGGTAAAACAATCGCCACCCTATATCGTAACGTCATAGGTGGAGAGTTTGGTCTTTTATCTATATTAGGTGCGGCAGGGGAATACAAGGTAGACCGGGAGGGAAACCGAATACTGCTTATCCATACAGGGAAGGAAACCAAGACCTGCTATTGCTTCGGGGCTAATGATGAACGAAGTTATCAAACACTTCGTGGATTAACAGCCGGGGGCTGGTATGCAGACGAGGTAAACTTGCACCCACGCTCATTTATAGAGGAAGCATTTAGGCGAACCATTGTATCCAGCGACCGTAAGAATATGTGGACATTGAACCCGGATAACCCATACCATTTCATATATGTTGATTTTATAGATAAGTATGAAAAGGAAGAACTGGCAGGATTCTATTTATGGCATTTTACCCTCGATGATAATAATGCTATACCTCCAGAGCGTAAAGAAGAGCTGAAGAAACAATACAGCGGGATATTTTATAGGCGGTATATATTAGGGGAGCGATGTTTGGCAGAGGGTGTTGTTTATGATATGTTCAATGAAGATAACATATATGATGACCATACAAAGCCAAGCAACCTTGAGCATTTAACCCAGAGGACAATAGCAGTTGACTATGGAACCACGAACCCCTGTGTATTCCTTGATATCTATGATGATGGGGAAACCATATGGGTGGATAATGAATACAGGTGGGATAGCCGGGAAACAATGCAACAGAAGACGGATAGCCAGTATGGGGAAGACATGGTTGGGTTCATGGGAAACGATTACCAATGCGAAATTGTAGTAGACCCCTCGGCAGCAAGTTTTAAGGCAGAGCTCCAAAATAGATTATTCTATGTAACTCCAGCAGATAATGATGTATCAAATGGGATAAGGGTAGTCAGTACCATGTTATCAAACAGGCTAATAAAAATACACCGGGATAGATGCGCTGGGCTTATACAGGAAATGAGGGTATATGCTTGGGATGAAAAGGCGGCAAAGAGGGGCGAGGAAAAGCCAGTTAAACAATTAGACCACGGACCCGATGCATTGAGATATTATTGTTATACAAAACTGCCAAGCTGGAGAACTGGCATAGAGAAGGAGGTAAGCTCATAATGGCTAATAATGAAAAACAGCCTTTATTTGAAACAGGGGCAAATGGATTGACCCCAACATCGAAAGCGGCATATGATGCCGCAGTAACAATGACGGAACCAAAAAAGACATTGGATGCATTTAGCAATCCAACTGCAAGGCTGGGATTTGGGACACAGAACCTGCTTGAATCCACCGAATACCCATTGACAAGGCTGACCCAGAACTATGCCTTGTTAAATAGCTTGTACCGAGGGAACTGGATAATCCAAAATATTATTGGAACTGTGCCTGAGGATATGGTTAAAAAGTGGTTCAAGGTTCGAAGTAATGTTGCCCCTGAATACCATGACAAGATTGAGAAGTTGCAAAGGCAAACAAGGCTGCGAAAATCAATCGTTGATGGGATGAAATGGGGTAGGCTTTACGGAGGGGCGGTTGGGCTAATACTTATCGCAGGGCAAGAAGACCAAATAGACCAACCGCTTGATTTGGATACTATTACACCTGATAGTTTCAAAGGTCTATATATAGTAGACCGTTGGAGCGGGGTATATCCAGACATGGAACTAATTAAAGATATATCCGACCCGGATTATGGATTACCAGCATATTATGAAATAAGAAATGAAATGGGCGTGGTAACACAGCGAGCCCATCATAGCAGGGTAATTCGTTTTATAGGTAGGGAACTGCCATACTGGGAAAAGATAGTTGAGCAATACTGGGGTCAAAGCGAAATTGAGAGTATCTATGATGAAATAGTAAAGAGGGATAATGTATCAGCAAATATAGCATCATTGACCTTCCGAGCTAATTTATCAGTATATGAGATGGATAACCTTGACCAGTTGTTTGCAGTGGGGGGCAACCAAGCTCAAGTAAGGTTCTGGAACTTAATACAAGCTCAAAGCGTGCTGGAAAGCAACCTTGGGGTCAAGATGGTAAACAAGGGCGATAATGTTAAGCAGCTCCAATATAGCTTTTCTGGGCTTGCAGAGGTGTATGATAGCATTATGATGGACGTGGCTGGCGCAGCAAGAATACCAGTAACGAAGTTATTTGGAAGAAGCCCAGCGGGTATGAATGCAACCGGTGAAAGCGACCTCCAAAACTATTATGATTATATAGAGGAATTGAGGGAAGCAACATTCCGTCCTGTTATTGAGAGGCTATTGCCTATTATGGCATTATCAGCATGGGGCGAGATACCTGATGACCTTGACTTTACATTCGAATCAATTAGGACGCCGAGCGAGGATGAAAAGGCAAATATCATCCAGAAAAAGGTAGCCTCCTTGATTGAGGTATTTAATGCAAATGGAATGACGCAGGAAGCATTTATGAAAGAGCTGACCAACTTGACGGATTCAACTGGAATGTTCTCAAATATTACAGATGAAATGGTTGAGCAAGGGGCTGGGGTATGGGCAAAGGATTTAATGGCTATGAATGACCCTATGGCAGGATTAATGGCTGGGGGTGGCTTTGGGTACCCAGAAGATGACGAAGACATTGAAGATGAGAATCAAGCCCCACAGACCAAAGGTATGACAGTACCTCTGGGGGAAGAAAAAGCCGCCAAATCAAGCGACACAAAGCCAACAGTTGGGGTGCTGGTTCTGAACAATGATGGATTGGTACTAACTGGGCAAAGAACCGATAATAATCTAATATGTGGACCCGGAGGGCATGTGGAAGAAGGTGAAACACCCGAGCAAGCAGCAATCAGGGAAACCCAAGAAGAGTTTGGCATTACCCCGACAAAGCTCACTAATTTAGGACAATTAAAAGGGCTTGGGGCTCAATATGGGCAACCACACATATTTCTGTGCAATGAATACGAGGGCGAGCCAGAATGCAGTAGCGATGAAATGACCGACCCTTTATGGAAGAACCCTAAACAAATCAACGAGGAATTATTTCCTCCGTTTGCAGCGTCGCTGAGGTTAATTAGCAGGAGGTGAGATTGATGAAGATACCAAAGGCTCTCAAAGCAACCAAAACACTCAAGCCTGTTCCATATGTAGAAGAGATGGCAAAGCTTCGTCAACTATTCCTCCGGGCAGAACAAGACCTTATCAATATTATAGGATACAAGAAGGAAAGAGGGCAGGTTATATACTCCCACGGGGCTCAATTGGAAAGGGTGCAGAAAACCCTTCAAAACCTTATTGATGATTCATGGGAGTATGTACCGAACCTCATTGAAGACCAGTATTTAATGGGCAAGCGACATTTGGTAGGATATAACAATGCAACAGCCTTGACAACCATTGAGAGAAATGTTGTGGATAAACTTGTTCATAATTTAATGGCTGAGATAACGGAAGCATCGATTACTGCTAATAAGGGGATACAAAAGGCTTGGCAGGATTCATTGATACTCGGGCGAAGAGAACCAGATGTATTTAGGTCAAGTATATTAGAAGAAGTTGCCGCCGGGGAAGCCAGCGGGCTTGGTATAGGGGCAGCACAAAAGCAATTCCTCAAAACTATGGAGGAAAAGGGTATTGTGGCATTTACAGACAAGGCAGGAAGGGATTGGTCATTGAGGAGTTATGCTGACATGGCAACCAGAACCACAAGCCGACAGGCAACGAATCTGGGGGTACTGTTTGCAGATGAATCCCATGACCTATATCAAATAAGTAGCCACGGAACCACCTGCCCAATATGTGCACCCCTTGAGGGCAGAGTATATAGCCGCAGTGGTAAAGACCCAAATTATCCACCCCTTGCAAGGGCATTTGGTAAAGTAGACCCAAATGGCTCTGATGATTTAGATAATACATGGCTAAATATACACCCGAACTGCTTGCACGTCATGATAAGATTTTATGAGGCTGGGCGAAGCGAAGATGAGTTAAGACGGATAAGGGAATTCAGTAGTTTCGAAACGAACCCTGAAACAGTTGACCCAAGGAGCAAAGCCCAAATAAAAGCATACCGGGATAAAGAGCAGGGCAGGTCAAAGTTATTAAATGACTTCGAACAATTCAAAAGGTATAAAATTGTGCTGGGGGATAAGATGCCAAAAACATTCCAAACATTCTTAAAGCATAAGGTGGCTGGCGGCGATAAATACAAGCAATGGCAGCAGGAATATAGGAAGATGAATAAGGCATTAAAAGCTCAAAAATAAATCTGAATATTTCTTCAGAAAACTGTTGAATGTTTATTCGTATTATGTTATAATAGTCGTGTAAATTAAAAACTATAAAACACTATGAAAACTTCGATGAGGGTCGATGTCTTTATGGTGTTTCTTTATTTAGAGAGGTGGTTAAGCAATGAATGAAAAATATATAGAAGCTCTGGAAAGGGCAAAAGCCTCCGAAAATGAGGCAATTAGATTATATACTTTATGTCTTGCATATGCCCCGCCAGAAGATATTCCAAAACTTGCTGAAATAATGAATGATGAAAATGACCATGATGTTATTATTACCGACCTTATGTTTAAGGCAGTAACGGGTCAAACAGCAAATCAGGAACTATTGGTTCCGGGTGTAAAATAAATAAAGGAGGGGAAACCCGAATGAGACTTGCATACTATGGGGGGCAAATTTCCCCGAACATTGTAAAAACACCTGAAGGATATTTGATATGTAAGAATGTACCTATTGGGAGACTTGGCGAAATGCAATATTTAGCTGAGGAATTAGGGCTAACAACTGACAGCCCAGACCCAGTAAGAGTAATGAGGGATGCTGATGCATTATTTGAATTAGCAGCGATTGCATCGTTTGAGGGAAAACCTGTAACAGATGGTCACCCGCCAGATGATGTCGAACCTCACAACTATTCAAATTATTCAAAAGGTCACGCACAAAATGTTAGAAGAGGGGCTGGAGCCGACGCTGATAAAATGATGGCTGACCTTGTTATTACAGACCCAAATCTGATAAATGTAGTAGAAAACAATCTGCGCCGAGAAGTATCAAGTGGGTATTCTTGCAATTATGTCCAAAATGATGACGGCACATATTCACAAAGGCAAATACGTGGAAACCATATCGCCATTGTAGATGAAGGGCGAGCTGGGAAAAGCGTTTGCATAAAGGATTCTGTTCCAGCGGCAGTATCTAAACCTATTCAATATGGAAGGAGAGAAAGGCTTATGAGTAAGAAAACGGACAAAATTAGCTCTATCCTAAATCTATTCGGTAGAAGCGTCAGAGATGCGAAAACGACCGACGAGCTTGAGGATATGGCAAAAGACGCCGCTGCAGCTATTGAAAGTATGCAGAGCGGAGAAGAAAAAGAGCCAGTGAAAGACGAGGCATTCGCAGGAGAGGGCGAACTGGTTTCTGTAATCAAAGAGCTAACTGCTGCTGTGAAAGGTATGCAGAAGACTTCAGATGCAGAGGTTCCCCCAGTAGCGGCAAAGGAAAAAGAGGAAGAGGTTCAGGTTGAGGATAAAAAGGTAAAAGATGGCGATGATGTAATTAGCGCAATCAAGAACCTTTTAGCCCAGCATCAAGCAAAGGAACCAAATGGGGAAGTTGATGACCCTATTGTAGCAATGATTGAGGAACTCACCGGCAAGGACGTCGATGAAGACGGCGATATGCAAGATGAGGATATGGCAGAGCAAGAAGAAGCATTGACAGTAAATGCAGAAACAATGGATGAAGTTGGTTCTGATAACTCCGTACTTGAATCAGCTGCAAAGGATGCGGCGATTGCAATGCTTAAAAATGCGAGACCTGCTATTGCGGCAATTAAGGATTCAGCTGAAAGAAAGCGTGTAACCGATGCATTGCTTAAATCAGTGAAAGACCAAATCGGCTCAAAGGGCACAATGGCTAACATTATGAAAGCCACTGCTGGCGCAGCGAGAAAGAATGCAAATGATGCTAAATATAATAGTGGGGTACTTGATATCGATGCACAACAGGCTGCATATGATAAACTGAACCCTCACATGAAGAAGGGAGCGAAATAATATGTCTGGAAAGACTTTTGGAAAAACAATGAATCATGGATTCGCAGGTTCCTATGGCAGACAGCCAGATATGATTATCAATACTCGCGCAAACGTGGGTGCTGATAACATCGTATTTGGAAGCCCTGTAATGAAGGGAACAAAGAATGGAGTAGTTGGTGTTCAGAATATAGATGCTACATTCACGGCAGGCGCCTTGATTGGTATTGCATCTAAGGAAATCAAATCAGCTCTCAATTATGTTAATCAGAATGCTGGGGGAGCTTATGTAGTAGATGAGCCAGTTCCTGTATTTGAAAGAGGCAGTATTAATGTTATATGTAAGGTTGGAACCCCGGTTCTTGGCGGAAAGGTTTATGTTAGAATCGTAGCTGCTACTGGTAAAGCTATTGGTGATTTCGAAGCCTCCGCAGATAGTACTAATAGTATTGAATTGACAAATGCTCAGTGGGGTGGCTCGCCGGATGCTAATGGCGTCGCAGAGCTTGTACTTCTGACCAGAGTCAATGCGTAAAGAAAGGAGAGAATAAGACTATGAAAAATATTGGAACAGTTAATGGCGGAGTAATTAGCCCTTCTTCCTTTGGCATTAGACCGATGGCTGGAGCACCTTTACGCACAACCGACGCTGCTATTGCTAATGGTGGGGCAATGCTAATCTCCGAATTGGAAAAGAGAGAGCCTCTAATTAGGGAGCCTCTTACATCTGTAACTTATACGAGGGACATCCCTATTAAATCCGGGGGTGGCTGGGTTGAGTTCATTTCAGCTCTTAATATCGATTATGGTATTACCGGGGGCAGTAATGACGGAGTAGTAAATGCACCGGGGGCAAATGGGGTGCCTGTAATTCAGGCTAATCTTGACAAAGATACCTTCAAGGCTCATATGTTTAGTGCAATCATGAGAATTATGTTTGTTGATATGCAAAGAAGCAATATCACCGGCAGGTCTCTTGATAAGATGTTGACTGACGGTATTCGTTTGGCTTATGACAAACACATGGATGCTAACACATACATCGGCATGAAAAACTATGGCACAACTGGTTTGCTAAATAATGCTCAAGTCGTAGCATCTAACGTGGTAGTCGGGGCAAGCACAAAGACAACTTGGAAGGATAAGACACCAGATGAAATCCTGAAGGATGTCAATGATGCAATCCTTGCTGGTTGGGCAGCTGCGAATTACGATTTGTCTGCAATTCCGAACCACATCCTCTTGCCTTATGAGCAGTATAATTATATTGCAACTACAAAGGTGAGCACGATTGCCGAGAAGACAATCCTGACATTCTTGCTTGAAAATAACGTGGCAACTCAGAATGGTTCTGACCTTGTAATCGGGGCAACAGCATACTGTAAAGGTGCTGGCGCAGGCGGTACTGACAGAATGACGGCTTATGTACACCACGACCGTTTCATGGCAATGGAAGAGCTTGTACCTCTTTCCAGAACTATGACTCAGCCGAACATCGATGCTCTTGCATACGATAGCGTGTATATGGCTAACATTTCCGAAGTAGAATTGTTCTACACACAGCCAATTCGTTATTACGACGGAATTTAAGGAAATGGAGGAGGAAAAGTAATGGCTAAATTTATTAGTTGTAAGAAAAGTGTTGAAATTCGCGGGGATGGGGATACACTCCCTATTCCTGCAGGTTATATAGGCTCGGTTCCTGATTGGGTTGAAAAACATTGGTATTTTAATGCCCTATGCAAAGACGGCACAATTACTGCCATTGTTTCCACAAAGGATGCTGATTTGGAGGCTGCCGATGCAGCTGCAAAAGCAAAGGCTGAGGCTGCTGAAAAATCAGCAGAAAAGAAAAGAGCTATTGATGAGGCAAAGGCAACTGCAAAAGCTGCAGCCGAAGCAAAAGCAACTGAGGAAGGGCTTGATGTGACTGCTACAAAGAAGCTCATTAAGGAAATGACAGATGCAGCTGTTAAAGAAGTATCTCAACAGTTTGCATAAAAAGCAAAGATTGGAGGGAACCATATGAACTTGGGTCAATTCTTTGGAATTGCAGGAGCAGCTTCAAATATCGTGAGCGAAAATATATCGGTATATACCGAAGAAATGTTTAAGGAAGATTTTCCGCAGTTTACGAAGAAAGAGGAATCTGGCGCCCATGTTTGCTTGGTTCCCTCCACTATTTTGCTGCAATTCATTTCAATGGCAAATGCTGCAATACAAGAAGCACGGTGGTTCGAGAAATGGCGATTTGCAATGGGTTTATATATTGCCCATTACTCAGCATTATACCTCAAGAGCTATGCCCCAGAATCAAAATCTGCTGGGGAAGCGGCTAACTCTGGGGCATTACTCGGATTAACCAGCTCAGCAAGTTTAGGCGATGCCAGCGTTTCATATGATAACAAGGCTATAATCGCTGCAACAGAAAAATGGGGAGCTTGGAATTCAACTTCCTATGGACAATTACTTGTAACCGAGGCGAGACTCGTTTCAATGGGCGGCTCGTTCATTATTTAGGAGGTGTATCAATGTTTTCTAATTTAATAAAAAACTGGTACACTGACCTCGTTACAGTATGGCGAACTGAATCATATAAAGAGGGCAACACCACAAAGCAGCGAAGAGTGTTGGTTAAAGAAAATATCCCTTGCAGAGTATATAGAAATTCAAATCCATCAGTAACAATGAAGGATACAGCGTCACAAGTAACCAGAGCCGATATGATGGCGGTTGATGTAAATGAAGATATTAAAACTGGGGATGAGTTGCTTGTAATTAGAGGGGGCAATATAGGCAAAGCAAGCGAGCCAAGAAGGTATTTTGCCGGTGAACCAGCAGATTATTATGAGCCTTTTGGCGGGGCAATGCCAGACCTCCAACACAAGCAAATTGCATTATCCGGGGAATCGAGAACGAAGTAAGGAGGGGGGATTCATGGGAAACTTTGGTAAAGC